GATTCACTACCACGTCCAAGGGTTGCCTATGAAGCGCCTGCATACTACCGACAAAAAAAGGTAGCTGGCCGCGCCGTGGCATTTGAACGCATGGCGCCAAAGGTCAGCCGAAATGAACCATGCCCATGCGGTAGCGGTTTGAAGTTCAAAAACTGCCATAAGACAGAAAACGCGCTATTGCAGGCAGCTTTTGAGCAAAGGCAGGCAGAGATTAAGGAAAATGAAATGAAGGAAAACCTATGAGTAAGACAGCGATTCCAAAAACAGAGCTTGTTAAAACAAGCCTGCTAAAAACCAACCCAAATAATCCTCGAATAATCAAGGATGAAAAGTTTTTCAAGTTGGTTAAAAGCATTAATGAGTTTCCGGAAATGCTCCAAATTAGGCCTATTGTAGTAGATGCCGAAATGGTAGTTTTAGGCGGAAATATGCGCCTAAAAGCCTGCATTGAAGCAGGGTTAAAAGAGGTTCCTGTTTTGAAAGCTGAGCATTTGACAAAAGAGCAACAGGATAGGTTTATCATTGCTGACAATGTAAATTTTGGAGAGTGGGATTTTGATGTGCTTGCAAATGAATGGAACGTTGCAGACTTAGATGATTGGGGGATGGATGTGCCTGGATTTGATGTTTTACCGGATGGAATAGACTACTCTGATAAAAACAAAGAGATAGATGTAACCGGGCTTGAATCGCTTATGACTATTTCTTTGAAATACGAGGCTGACGAATATTGGAAAATTAAAGAGCAACTTTCAAAAATAGCCGCAACACCAGAACAAGCGGTTTGGAAACTTTTGGGCAATGAGTAAACATAAATTCCCGTATCAATGGAGCCTGGCAGACGGCTATCCAGCCAAAGGCATAAGCCCGAACGGGTGCAAAGTATTTGGTACTTTTATTTGCGGTGGCGGTTCTACAATGGGATACAAGTTGGCGGGGTTTGAACACATTGGAGGTGTTGAAATTGACCAAAAAGTAGCAGACGTTTACAAGGAAAACCACAAGCCCAAATACTTGTTTGTTGAGGATATAAGAGCGTTTAATGAGCGTGCTGACTTGCCGTCAGATCTTTACGGCCTTGATATCTTAGATGGCTCACCACCATGTTCTACTTTCTCAATGGCAGGAAGCCGGGAAAAAGCATGGGGAAAAGAAAAGCAATTTAGAGAAGGGCAAGCATTACAAACGTTGGACGATTTGGTTTTTGTGTACTGCAATACAATAGCCAAACTAAAACCAAAAGTTTTTTTGTTGGAAAACGTAAAGGGGATTATTCAAGGCAACGCAAAATGGTACTCAAAAGAGATTGTTCGCAGAATGGAGGCAAACGGATATACGGTACAGGTGTTTTTACTAAATGCCGCAAGCATGGGAGTTCCTCAAAAGCGTGAGCGAGTGTTTTTTATTGGGCATAAAAAGGAGTTTGATTTTCCAAGGTTAGTTTTGAGATTTGAAGAAAAAGCGGTAACATTTGGTGAGTTTTGCGATAGCAAACATGAGAAAATGCAAATAGGCAAAATGTACAAAGATTTATTTGTACATAGAATAAAGGGTGATAAGTCTTTTGGCGATATTTCGATGCGCGTACAAAATAGAAATGCAAACTGGAACAGCATCATAATTGACAAGTGCGACATATTCCCTACAATAGTTTCTTCATCGCACTATTATACATGGGATATGTGTGGGAAAGTTTCAGAAGATGAGTATAAGAAAATAGGATCATATCCGATTGATTACAACTTTAAAGGGATAGAGCCAAAGTACCTAATTGGCATGAGTGTACCTCCTGTAATGACAGCCCAAATAGCGCATCAAATATGGTTGCAATGGCTATCAAAAACCCGTAAAAATCCCGTAACATGAGAGAAGGACGAAACGGCGGAAAGTTAAAAACTGGTGGAACTCACCCTAACGCTGGTAGGCCAAGAAGCCTTCCAGCGCTTGACGTGCTTATTGCTGAGGTAATGGGCGAAGAAAAGGACGGAGTTTCTGCTGCTGAGGCTATTTTAAAAAAGTTGAGGCAACAAGCAGCAGGCGGCAACATAAAGGCGGCCGAAATGCTTTTAGACCGTGCGTATGGCAAACCAAAGCAAATGGCAGATATTACCACGAACGGAGAAAGTCTAAACAGCGATCTTCTTTCAAAACTTCCAATTGAAAAGAAGGCTGAAATTTTGCGGATACTAAACGAGAATAATGACTCTAAATGATTCAATTATTCTTAAAAGAGACTGCTACCGTGCAGGAATTTATGATGTGCTTCAACTGTCTGAAAAGCAGTTGGAGCTTATGCGTTTTTTGAACGATGCCATAACGGACGAAATTCTATACGGCGGCGCGGCGGGTGGTGCAAAAACGTGGGCGGGGTGTGAATGGCTTTTGTGGTCTTGTTTGGCGTATCCAGGCTCCAGGTGGTTTATTGGTCGGGTTCACTTGACAGAGATCCGGGAATCAACCATACAAACCATGTTCAAGGTGTTCAAAAAACATGGGATTAGTGAAAAATGGTTTAAATACAATGACCAAAGCGTAAAGATCACGTTTGCCAACGGTTCGGTAATAAAGGGGGTTGAAATGATGTATAAGCCGGGCGACCCTGACTTTGATACGTTTGGTTCAACGGAATACACGGGCGGTTGGATTGAAGAGGGGGCCGGTATAGTTTACAAGGCCAAAGAGGTTGCAGCCACCAGGATAGGCAGACATTACAATGACAGGTTTGGTTTGCGCGGTAAACTACTGATTACGACAAACCCGGCGCGGAACTGGATGTACTATGACTTTTACAAACCTTGGAAATCGGGTACGCTTCCGGAAAACAAGAAGTTCATTAAATCCCTGGTATCCGATAATCCGTTCAGGGAGGCAGGATATGAAGACAGGCTAAAGAACCTCAAAGGCGCGGCGCGGGCAAGGTATTACGCCGGTGATTGGGAATACAACGACGACCCGCTGGCACTTTGTGAACCGGATGCAATTAGCGACCTGTTCTCAAATGACTACCTAACAGAGAATGCGCTCGACAAACGCCTGATTGTTGACGTGGCGGTTTATGGTCAAGACAGAATGATTATCGGGGTATTTTACGGGCCGGTGTTAGTGGATAAAGTGGTAATGAATTTGAGCGGCGGCAATCAGATCATATCGGCGGTAAAGGCAATGCAAGCAAAGTACCGGATACCGGCAAACAAGATCGTTTATGATGCTGACGGGGTGGGCGCCTTTATTGGCGGGCAAGGCGGGTTTATTCCGGGCGCCATTGCGTTCCATGCCAATAGCCAACCGTTTAAGCCTTTGGGCCCGCGTGGTGAAAAACAGGAAAGCGAGTACGCAAAGCTGAAGGCTCAATGTGGGTACATTCTGGCAGGAAAGATAAATTCGGGTGAATTGTGGTTAAAATCCATAACTTCGCCTGAAGAACAGGAAGTAATTTCAGAGGAACTTACCAAGCTGAAGGCTGACAAGTCAAACACAGACCAAAAGCTGGCATTGCTTCGCAAAGAAATTATTTCGCAGGAGTTAGGCCGTTCACCCGACTGGATGGATATGCTGATAATGAGTTGCTATTTTGATGCAGCAAAGACCGGCGAACGACAAAAACAGGAACGCAAACTAAAAACATTCGGAATATGAACTTTGAAGGATGGGCAATCAAGGTAGTTTTTTGCGAAGAGGATTTTGTAAAAAACTTGGGTGACAAAGAAAAAGATGGTTGGGAAGGTGCGCTAAAAGTTTCATTTGATCGATTGGTTTTTGAATGTGGATTTGTACCGCGTAGTGGCGATTGGGTTTCATGTGGTGGGCATTTTGATGGGGTTTATGTGAAGGATGTTGCATTTTATCCAGAACCCAAAGATATAGCCGCAGAAATTCTTTTTTTTGTAACAGAAAAACAGCCAACAATATGAGCTTAAAATCAGCAATGGATGTACACTCCGAACTACTTTCCCGTCCAGGTATGGGCGTTAACAGCCCGCTTGTAAGGCGCTTGCAAGAAGTTATCAAAACAGCCTATGGCCGTGAAGGTCAGGAAGCAATCAGACAGGCCCGCATTGAAGCCTCAAAGGTTGCAGGCTCAAACATCAACGCGCTTGTTCGCCGTGGCCAAAGCGAAGCCGCGCCGGTAAAGCGAGCGGGCGAAGCTCGGCTCCAGCGCCAAGCCCAACGACAGGAAGGAGCGCCCAAATCCAACGCGCGGCAGCTAACGAGCCGGGAGCAGCGCAACCTGCTACGGGCAGAGCTGCAAGGGTATCCAACCATGAAATCTATTCAAGAGTTGGAAGGAGGCGAAAATGCTGCGGAGGCTAAACCGAACCTATCAAACATTGAAGGCCCGCTGCAACCAAATGAGGTTGGCAATATTGCTGAAATGTCGCCGAAAGAAATTTTGGAAATGTTCGGGCCAAACCGCATTGACTTGACACTGGAAAGCATGGGGCAAGAGCTTACAGGTTCAGAACGGCAACGGGCAAACAAATTGAAAAAATTACTCATTGCGGAATGATAAAGGTAACATCGAAAGAATGGGGGCAAGATATGGAACTGCTTTTCCCGGATGGGCCGGCAGAACTTCCATTAAATCGGTACATTGACTTTTTCGCCCACACGCGAAAGATCAATTATGAAAACCCGATAGCAAACATGGCAGCTGCGGTTGCTGCATTTTCAGGGATTGAAGTCAGTAAGTTAGACGGTATTCAGGCGGGCGAAGGCGGCATAAAACAACTGTACGCCGTTGCGCTAAAGCAGATCCAAAAGTGGCAACCTGTTACGATGGATTACACAGAAAAGCTGATACCGTTTAAGTACAAAGGCGAAACGTTCTACCTGGTAAATCCTCTTTTGCCTGAATCTGATTACACGGTAGCAGAAGCCGTAGAAGCATTTGAAACCGTCCGGCTTTACACCGACGCAATCAAAAAAAGCGAAACGATAACAGAGCTGGCAATCGGGGTGCAATATTCGCCAGATGATGTGGAAATGAAAAAGCGCCTTATTGCAGCCATACCTGAGAAAGGCGTAGACCTGAATGACACATGGGCAATAATCAACAAATACGGCGACCCGGACGGGAACAAACCATTTTCCAGGTATGTGAAGTTAGTAGCCATATTTGCAAGGAAGGAAGGTGAAACGCTGCCAGCAACAGAGTTAAAGCGAAAGGAGTTTATTGCCAACCGGATGAAATTCTTTCAGGGAATTGACACAAAAACCGCGCTCGACGTTGATTTTTTTTTGCTCAATATGTTCACGCACTCAAAGCAGACAACAGCCTGCATTGGTTCTTTAATCCGCCCACTTTTAGAGCTCGTGGTGGAGATGAACTTAAGGAGCGCGAAGCGTTCAACCGCGCCGTCAAAAACCAAAAAGAGGTATTCGATAAAGCAGGTTGGAGGACGGTTGTCATTGAAGCGTTAACTTTGGGTTGGTTTTCGGAGCCTGGCATGTCGCCGATGGAATCAGTAATGCGTCAATCATTCCGGGAAGTTGCTCGAATGATGGCGCTAAAAAATGCAAGTGCATTATGATCGTAACAAAGGACTTGGTTTACCGCGCCTTAAAAGAGGCTGCCATGTATTCGCCGCCTGCCAGCCTAAAGTGCCGGCAATTGCAAGCCTTCCGCGTCTTAGAGCGCGGGGGGCTTATTAGCACTGAAAATCTGGGCGCCACGATTTGCGACAAAGACCGTAATTGGTTTTGGTCGCGTGTTTGGTCAGCATCCAAAACAAAGGCTGTTATCACATGGGAGTTTCCTATCCTTTTGGTAATTGAGCGCGGGTTTACACTTGCAGAACCGCTAAAAGGGAAGGGTAAGCAGTGTGTTACATACAATGTAACGGTACTGGATAAATACACCGAAGGTTGCGAAAAGGGCAAGTGTGACGGCTGCGAAGGCCGGACTGTGAACGATATTTACCAAGATACCGAATACCTGCTTTTCCAGGCGCTTGCATATTTGTACGGTATGCGGTTCATCACCATTGGAGCCGATACATACTCCATGCACCAAAAGGAATTGGAAAAGCACTTGACCGATGGGAATATTACAATCTACACAGAAGGCAAAAAGTGGGGTGAAATCATGGAATCAAAGGCTACGCAGGCAGATGGATACCGTACCAGCATTGAAGCTGAAAAGCTATACGGAACGTCGGTAAACCTAACACTTTGCAATGATGTGTGTTACGTTGATGGATGGGATTTTTCAAAAGCAGTATTTGAACCATAATGGAGCAAACCGGAATCATTGAAGCCTTAGAGGATGCCATGAAGCATCTTCAAAAGGAGCTAAGAAAAGAGCTAAGGGAGCAGGGACACTACCTGACCGGGGCCTTGCATGATTCTATCGAATATCGGGTTTACAAGCGTGGTTCAACCATTGCCGTTGCGGAAATGATGTCTTTGGATTATGGCCTGATTTTAGAGGTTGGTGTACCTGCCAGCCGGATACCATTTTCAGGCACCAGGCGCGGCGGAGGGGCAAGTGGTCGCACATCAAAATATATCCAGGGACTTGTTACGTTTTTTCAGAAACGCGGCCTGGGTGAACGAGAGGCTTTTTCGGCGGCATTTGCGACCGCCAACGTACAGCGCCGGGAAGGTATGCCAACAAACGGATCATTTGCGTTTTCTGCCAATGGCAGGCGCACAGGGTTTGTTTCTGAAACGCTGGAAAACCATTTGCAGATCGTCGGAAAAATCTTGCAAGAAAGAACGGGCTATCTATTAACGATCAACCTACCGGATGTTATTCGGATGGAATCAATCACTTTGCAAGTATGAGTACCAAAATACTATTCACGTTTGAGGCCGAAGACTTAGGCGTAGCAAAAAAGCAGGACGAAATCAGCGACCGGCTTAAACGCATACGCAAAGAAATTCAGGACGCGAAGCGCGAAGGCAGCCCTTACACTGAGCTGCTTAAGGAAAGCCAAATTCTGAAACGTGAACAAGACGAGCTGCGCAAAAAGCAGCGCGAACTTAACCGAGAATTTCAGGCAACCAAAGTGCCAAAGGACAGCCTTGCAGGATTGCGTTTGGAATACTCAAAGTTGGTAGACCAGATCAACAAATTAAGTGAAGCCCAAAGGAAGTCTGATTTTGGGAAAAACCTGATTAGCCAAGCTGCAACTGCAAAGGCAAAGATCAATGAATTTGAGGCAGAGGTAGGACGGTTTACTGGCAATGTAGGTAATTACAAAAGCGCACTCGCTGGAATTGGTGATGCGATTACCGGCGGGTTAGTTACGGGTGGAATTGGGGCTGCTGTCATTGCTCTAACCGGTGTAATGAAGTTAGGAACCGATCAAGCCCTGAAATATGAAAAGGCGCTTGATGATCTTTCGGCGCTTACGGGCTTGCAAGGTGCGGCGCTGGATAATCTGGACAGGCTTGCAAGGCAATTACAAACAATAGACCTGAACGGGGTAGAAATTGTCAAGACAGGGCCGGAAATACTGGACGCGCTTAAATTGGTGGGTGGTGCGCGTCCTGAACTTTTGAAGGATGCCGATGCGCTTGCAGATGTAACAAAGCAGGCTATTATTCTAAGTCAGGCTTCAGGTGATGACCTGCAAACCTCTGTAAAAGGTTTGACCACAATTTTAGGTCAGTTTGACCTGGCAGGTTCAGAAAGCCGCCGCGTTATCAATGAGCTTGCAGCAGGCGCAAAGGAAGGCGCCGCCGAAATTCCACAGATTACCGACGCGCTAAGGGAAACCGGCACGGTGGCAAAGATTTTCAACGTGTCAACTACGGAAAGTATCGCCCTGGTTGAATTGCTTGCAGATAAGCAATTGAAGGGCGCGGAGGCCGGTACACAGCTCAGGAACATCTTTTCAAAACTGGCAAGTGCAGACATATTACCAAAGGCAGCGCAGGAACAATTTAAAAAGCTCGGTATTGATATCAATGTACTGAAAGATACCACTTTGCCACTGGAAGAAAGGCTCAAAGAATTGGGTAAGGCACAGGGCGACCTTTCGGCATTGACAAAGATTTTCGGACTTGAAAACCTGCAAGCCGCCACTATTATCACGTCCGGTCTGCCAAAATATGAAGCACTATTAAAGGCCGTTGAAGGCACTAACGAGGCATACATACAGGCAGAAATCCGGGCAGATAATACAGCAACAAAGCTGGATAATCTAGCAAATAAAAGCCTGAACAGGCTCGAAGAAAAGTTCCAGGATACGACAGGAAGCATAAACCTGATTGTCAGTGCATTGGATTTTTTGGTTGATAAGGTGGATATTGTTGGGGCTGCTTTTTCAGGACTTGAAGCCGCCGTAGTTGGCCCTTTTGCCATTATCAGAAACCGGATACTTGACTTTTTCGGAGATAAAGACCAAAAAGCCATTGGAGCCAACGTAGACCAGGTAAAGGCATCACTTGAAGCCGTTGGCGCTAACTTGTCAGACCTTGGAATTGCAGACACCACGCCGGCACAGGATAAGTTGACTGAACTTCTTTTGCAGGTTGACAAATTAAAATCTGCCTCAAACGAGCTGGATAAAGAGGACAAAAAACTAAAAGACAAGTCAAAGAAAGAAGCGCCGGCGGCAGAGGGTTCATTGCAGTTTTTCCGGGATGAAGTGCGCAAACTTCAAGAACAACTCGAAAAAACGCCGGTAAAAAGTCCGCTTGTTGATGGTCTGATTAAAAAGCTGAAAGATGCGGAAACTCAACTTCGAGTAGTTGAACAACAACTCAAAGACCTTCGCAATCCACCCGGCGCACCGCAAAGCGAATTTGACCAAGCGAACGCCGGATTGGTTGAACTTGGTGTAGGTATTAGTCCTGATACGGAATCCGAAGCCGCCGCCAAACTTCGCGCACTGGCAAAGAGCCTGGCAGAGCAGGCAGGTGTTATCAACTTAGAGGTTGAAGCAGATGACGCAAGTATCCAGCGAACGTTAAACAAGCTGAATGAATTAGAGGCAAAAAATAAAGAAAAGCAGGAGAAAGAAGCAGAGCAAAAGAAAGAACAGGAACAAAACGTACAGGATGCGATCGAGGATGGCGCAATTCAATCAGCGCAAAACATTGCGGATGCTGTTACACAAATAAAGGCTAACCAACTCGAACAAGAACAAGCCGCAAAGTTTGAGCAATTAAGCGCAGAGGAACAAAAAGCGATTGACGCGGCACAGGGTAATGCGGCAAAGGAAAAGCTGATACGCGAAGATTTTGAACGCCGCCGGGCCGCTCTGGAAAAGGAAGGCGCCAGAAAGCGCAAAGAACTGGCAAAGAAGGAAGCCCTGATAAACACCGCGCTGGCAGTAACTAAAGCCCTTACAGGCGCACCGCCGCCGTTCAGCTTTATTTTGGCCGGTGTTGCTGCAATTGCCGGGGCCGCTCAATTGGCCGTCATTGAATCGCAAGAGTTTTGGCAGGGTGGTAAAGTAAAGCGCCTCGGTAGTGGTAAGGTACGCGAACGACAAAACGCACCGCGCACAGCGCACGGTGATACGGTTCTGGCATACCTGAAACCGGGTGAAATGGTTTTGAACGAACAGCAACAAAGCCGCATACAGGGAATGGCCGGGCGCAATATCTTTGCCAAAGCAGGTGTTCCAGGTTATGCAAACGCTACACCGGTGCCGCACTTTGCGTCCGGTGGAGTAGTTTCTGATATCGTACCACAAACCACGGCATACAGCTACGCCGGTGGGAATGGCCAGCAGGTAAATGCCACGTTCAGCAATGACCAGGTTCTAATCATTGCCCGTACTATTGCAGGCGAAGTGTCTACGCAGGTAGGTAGCGAAGTTCGCACAGGCATAGGCGTAGGACTTAATGACGCTAACCGTAGATTAGAACGTGAAACCCAACTTGAAACCAACAGACAAGGATAAGCCATGACAATAACAGATCAACCCGCTATCTATCCCATCCCGGAGCCGGTATCTAACCGGCTGGCATGGACTATCCAACCGGATGTTTCCGATGTTTTGGACACAGTTGGAAGCCGTGCGATGGTTCAAATTACATTCCCGGCTTCCGGCGTTGTTGTTCCTGCAAACGGGACAGAATTTACTATCTGTGGCAATACGTTTACCGTTGATGACAGTACGCCGTTTACCCAAAACACTATGGACATTGACACGTCCGGCAACTCTACTGGCATCAACCTAAAAGAGATGCTAAGGGCCAATTTCTTTTTTGCCAAAACCCAAATTGAAAACGGGCCGGCAGGATTCAGGGATACGATAATTACCTGGGAGGATTGCGGAGAGCAGGAGAACTTTACCGGCGCGGCTATGGATTTGTCGGCACTCGAAACAGCAGGCGCAACCGTAACGGTCACAAACGGGATGACGGCGGTAAAGGTGAACGGGTATGTAATGCAGGCGCGGCTTTTGAAAATGGATGCAGACGGTATTTACCAGCCGATCACAAAGTACGAGGGCTTTCAACCTGTCATAAATTGCAGTTCGGTTGCAGCCTTAACGATTGACTTTATGGAAGAGGCTCGGCGGACGCTCTACATGGAATTGCCAGACCTGACAGTTTCAAGCGAGCAAGACCCGGAAGATACTACGGCGGTAGGGCTATTCAAGTTGCAGGTTGGTTGGACTTACAAGGATGACAACTGCCAGCCGTTTTCCGGCAACTTCATAACCTCTGACCCGGTGATGGTTTACAATACCGTTTTTGACCTGGAAGAAAACTGGGGAATGAAGCGGTTTATTTATGATCATACAGAAATAACGCCATTTGATATTCCAAAGTGGCCACGTTGGTTGACCAATAAACCTGAACGTTTGGCCCTTGGGCCTGAATCAATAGCCTGGCTATGGTTGTCGGCAGCCTATAACGAGGCGCTTACAAATATTGAGGACGTTCAGCTTACTTTCAATATTTACTACAAAAACGGCACAACAGATTCAGAATCCGTTATATATCCTTTTGCGGCTGAATGGCAGTTACATAACTTCAATGTAAGCCCAAAGCGTTTACTTTCGCTTTTCTCACTGGTTGACCTTTCAACAGTATCTCACTACTTTGTAAGGGCTACGGCAAGGGATGAATTTGCCTCACCAATTGCGACAATAGGATATGAAACATTCTTTGCCATTGAACAACCATGCGAAGAAACAACCGACCTGTATTTCCTTACACCTTACGGCGGCATAGGTACGCTGTATTGTGACATTGTGGAGAAAAGTATCAATCAGCAAGCGCAGGAAATATGCTTGGATGTTCCGGTGATGGCCACACGTCAAGAAACGGCCCGTTACGGTGGTTACATGCAAAACCAAGTCAAGAATCAGGAAAGTATCACACTGCGATGCAGGCGCAATTATACTAATGATGAGGTTGCTTATTTCAAATCATTCAAGACAAGCCCTGAACGCTGGATACAAGTTCCTGAAACAGGATTAGATGGTGTAGGAAATCTGTACAATTACATTGCCAAACGGTTCTTGGTTGATCCTGGTGGTGTTCAGATATTCCAGGAGGGGGATTATGTAGAGTTGATAATTACCGGGAAAATAGGTTCTGAAATCATTGTACAAAATCCACGCAACGCATAATGGCAGCAAACCGAACAAGGATAGAGGCAAGGCTTACCAAAGAAGGTCGGAAGATACTTGGTACAGATTGGGCCGCGCTCGATTTGGAGCGGGATTTTTCGCCGCACTTTTCAAAGGATGTGAATACCCTATCGGATGTAAATAAGCTGATTACCGATGGGATGCTGAATTTTTCGGTGCCACGCTCGAAAACGAATGATATAGTTTTCATGGAATCAGGCAGCCCGTTGATTACTGACAACCGAGATACGGGCGTAGAATGCAGGATTTATGTGTATGGCAGGCAGTATCCGTTTTATCGGATATGGGTAAAAAACAAGGATGCAGACCGGTGGGAAATAGAGGTTAGACGTTCACCGGATCATTGGCTAGAGCTTGCCAGCCTGAAAAAGTTGAACACGATTGACCTTGGTACAGAGGAAGTAAGCGACCAAATCAGGCAGAACCTACACGACCAATACTACACAGACGGCGGAGCAATTACGCGCTGGATACCGTGCGATTATGGAAATTTTGTTGACCTGAACGAGCCGGTACAATTTACCGATCCACCGGTGAAGGAAATCTATTATGAAGATTTGCGCCCTTGGTTTTGCCTTCCTGAAATCCTAAAGCAAGGATTTTGTGAAATTGGGTGGACATTACAAGGGCAAATACTTAACACGCGGTTTAGCCGTTCAATTTTCTGCTACATATTGAGCCGGGAATACTACACGCAAAGCCGTGGTGGAAACCATATCCTGATTGGCAATGACACAACGGTAACTGATTACACGCTGGAACAGGTAGAACAGCCGTTAAAATTCAATACCATAAGTTACGACCCTGGCAGCAATAACATTGCCGGACTACCTGGATACATTGCCGGAATTATTAACAGCCTGCCATACAAAGCAATGTACCGCTGGCAGTTGATTTTTACCGTTGAAAACCCCACGGTGTACGATGTTTTAATGACCGTGGCGGTCGGTGAATATGACTTTGGCGGGAATTTTATCGGCGAGCTGTATTGGTCTGAACAGTTCACAATTCCGGTTGGGGGAACTGAAATAATCAGCATAGACCAATACATTCCGCTTGGAGCTGACAGCCGTGGCGCATTCCTTGTTACCGGAATTGCAGATGGCGCACCGCCTTCGATCACTCCACTAGTGAAAGTATCTGCTATGCGCATACGGATTGAGCCTGGGCAACAGTCGTTAGTTCGTGGAGACATTGTCGATTTACGCAAACTGATACACCCGGACTACCTTCTTTTGGACGTGTTCAAAGGATATGTTCACATGATTGGCGGGCGAATTGAGACAGACATTGAAAATAAAACGGTGTCGGTATTCCCGTATAAATATGCCGATGCTTACGGTGATCCGGCAGAAGGTTTCATTCAGGAAGATGAAGCGCCAATTGAACTTGACGGAAAGGTAATTTGTGACAGCCTGAAACTATCCAGAATCAGGAACAACCTGCCAAGATACACGCGCCTGTCATTTGCTGACAGTTCAGATACCTACGTTTCTGAATTTATAAAGCCGCAAGACCCGTTATTTAGCCGAAAAGTGACAAACGGTGAAGATTTGCCTGATACCGTTCAGGAACTTAAAAACCCATTCTTTGAACCAACAGTAGAGGCACAAAGCCAGATTTTGAGGCAATCAAAAAGAACGATTGGTATTTACCACGCTACACCATACCTGCCTATCCTTCACGATAACACAGAGGCAAAGCGGTCGTTTGCCATTGGCCCGCGTGTGTTGATGTTCTATGGAGACGCAAAGCAGGCAGAAACAAACAGCGGGTTTGAGTGCAAGCTATATCTGGAAGATGCACTAAGTCCGGGTGTCGCAACGGCTTCATTTGGATACGCCGCGCATGTGCCTACACTTGCATGGTTTGCTGGTAGTGAACCTGAAATAGATGCGAAATTGGTGTATGGCAGCTACCCGGATGACTTGTATGTGAAATTCTACCTGGATACTTTAACGATCCAAAAAACCGGATTTTCAGCAAGTCTTTTGGCGCTTGTTACCGGAACAGATTACAGTGCATGGAATTTCCGCAAAAAGTTTGTGCATACAATAGGCGGCAAGCCTACGGTTATGCTTGGGCAGCGTATCCGCGACTTTGCTGCCGCGCTGGATATTCCGACACCGATGGAGTTAGTAATAGAGGCTCCAAACACTACATGCTGCGAGCTGCCATGTAGCTGCCGGTTTATTGAGTGTGACTATTACCAAGACTTTGGACAGTACATGAACCAAAGTACACTTGACGAATTGAGTATAACATCATTCAAAATCAATGAAATTGAACAGCTTTTAGCGCCCGTTGATTTTGGCGTTCTTAAAATTGTCGAGTTCAATGGGCGGCAATTCATTATGAACATGATCGAGGCGCTGGAAGAATGCGGCGTTGATTACTTCACATACCGACCATCAACACAGGTTTACAGCCTAAAACCGGATGGCCGATTTTTCAAGATCAAACGCCCGGCTTGCTGGACATTTGAAATCATTATATCGGATGCAGATGGCGAAGTGTACCGCTACACTGAATCCACTATGGAGCAAAAATGGTTTGGCTTGGATTGGGAACCGTTTGGATACGGAGGTGATCCGGTTTCTGAACCAAGCAACTGCGTAACGTCAATTGAATATTAAGGCAATGATTAAAGTCAATCGACTGGCAGACATGGAAGCAAGGCAGGCAGAACGGGCCGCGCTAAAGCAGATTACCCATGATAAGCAATACATCGAAGATCTAAGGCAGATTTACCGTGTAAGTAAATACCGGTATTTCCCGTTGGAAGCGCGGGACGTTTACAAGAAAATAGCAGGGTGTTTCCCTGGTGTTCAGGTGTACGCCTGCGGGTCGCGTGTCCGTGGTGATTACATTGAAAAAGAAAGCCTGATTTTCTGGCAAATTAAGGATGCAAGGATGAAGACTGGAATGGCTCCAAAAGAGGAAAGCGACTTTGATTTTTGGGTTTCGCCTGAATTTTCGCCCGTATCTGATTTACCGCCATTTGCAGACCGTTGCCGGCTGCGTATTCCAAAAAACGAAAAAATACCGTTACCGATGTGGGATTTTTCAAAACTACCTGAAAGCGAACATGCCAACGTAAAGGCTCTGCTTTCCCAAAACGATATTCAAGGGTTAGTAAAGATTCACGACAAATACCAGCTTAGTGAATATTCATATTGCTGTTCTGGCATTGAAGGCGTGCGCAATTGGTTTACCTGGGCTATTGAGCAGGGGATTATCAAATAAAAAAGCCGGAACCTTTCTACATTAATTAAAATGCGAAGGCTTTGGGCTGGTATCCCAAAGCCTTCTACAAAAAAAGGTATTTGTGAATAAAATCGAGGCCGTAAAGATATGGATAAATTTGAACAAAATTGTATCAGGCTGGCAAATATGTTTGGTTGCAAGTCAAAAACTTATCAGGAAATCCCGGACGACCTTCGGTTATTCATGGAGGGGATAGGTCACATGCGCGTGTGTGCCATATTTGTTATTTCGGATTTACGCGAAGGGAAAAGCGAACGCAGGGTAGCAAGAATATACGGAATTACGCGCGAACAGGTAAGGACAATAAGAAGGTGGCAAAAGCGCAACAAACACATAGAATCCTAATTTTGGGTTGAAACAAACCCCACATCCTACCACATACAGGCTCGAAAAGCGGATAAGGGTACAACCTTTGTATCACAATCCGATATATGGAAGGAAACGAGCCAATTACCGCAAGCCTGGAAACTACATTCGATCAACGGTCGATGGACATTGCTGCCCGAAAGATTCTGTCTTACGGCGATATGTGCATCGAAATTGGCTATGGTATGCGGATGCTTAACCGCTACATGTCCGGAATTGAAGCAGTCCGCGCCGGCATTCCATTTTCGTCCACGCCACAAGGCTCCGAAAAAGAGAGGGCAAAATCCAGCGTATTGACATTTGATGAAAACGGCACGTTTACAGGCGCTTTATCGGGCGACGATATTGTGGCAAGCCGGGAAATTGGCAAAGGCTCCATTGCAGTTATCAACCTGCATGGGGTTATGAACTCGCAGGACGATGTTTGCAGCTACGGCGTAGGGTATCAGGTCGCACAGCTTCGCGCGGCATACGGGAACCCACAAGTTCAGGCAATTATCCTTGATGTCAATTCAGGAGGCGGCGAAGTAACAGCCATGAACATGATGATGCAGGCAATCAGTGAGCGGAACAAACCTATCATTGGTTACGGCCATTTTGCAGCGTCGGCGGCTTATGGTTCTATTTCCGAAACGGACGAAATCATTGCAGCCGGCGAAATCGCTTCTTTCGGGTCTATCGGTGCAATGATGGCTATTGATATGCGGGTTGTGGATTTTTTCAAACGCAATGTAAAGTTCTTTTACGGCGAAAACGCACCAAGAAAAAACGCCGGGTTACGCGGCGCGATTGAAGGCGACTTCACCGATATTCAGGAAGATGTCAATATGTACACCGACAAGTTCCACGATCAAGTAAAAGGACTTCGCAACCTGACAGGCTCCGAAAAACAGATAAAAGAAACATTGAGCGGTGAAATGTTCACTGCCTCTGAAGCCAAACGCCGTGGACTTATAGACGGTGTTGGTAATATTAATTACGCAATTAAACGCGCCCGTTTTTGGGCTTCAAATTTCAAGAAATGAAACTCTACGCCTCAATCATTGGCATGTTAGCCACCTTTTTCGGCCTTGGTGCCGACGCATCAGAATCAGAAGTGCATCAAGCCTTGGCAGATGCCGGAACGCTTGACCAAATCAAAGACAAAGCCAAAGCAGATGCAAAGGCAGAGTTTGAATCGGTTGTAAATGACCTGAACGCAAAAATCACTGCCAATACAGAGGCGGTTGACGGTGTAAAGGCAGAGGTTGAAAGCCTTAAAGCTGAACTGAAAACCGCACAGGACGCACTTGCGCAAAAACAGCGCGACCTGGAAGCGGCAGAGGCAAAAGTAACTGAGCTGTCTACCGAGCTGGCAAACCTGAAGGTTGAAAAAGCATCAACCAAAACCACCGAAAAGGTGGATGAAGGTTTGAAAACTGAAAACCAAAAAACGAACAACAGCAACGCGAAGGTAATCAGCAATGAAGCCTTCATGGCGATGTTCAACTAAACCAACTAAGAGCCTCCGGCAGTAGGCCAAAGGCAATTCAATATCTCACCAAAAGAAATTCAGACAAATGACTGAAGTATCTCCTAACAGCTTCGGATTTGACCCAACCGGGCAGGCCGTTGCGATTGATTCTAATGCTGCCGGAAACTTTGTGCGCGTAAAAACCGGCGCATGGCTCAACATTTTCCAACGCTACGGCGTAATGATGGGCGACGTAACCAAGAACGAACTTGGCCTTTACACTCCGCTCAAAGTGGATGGCTATGGCAAAGCGAAGTTCATGGGTTTCAAAAGCCCTAACCACATTTTACGCCCGCGCCAAAACGGTTGCGTTTGGAATCCAAACGGTAAAATCCGTTCAGGATTGGTTGAAGTGGACACTTGCCCGATCGAGTATCAGGGCGAAGAATGTCCTGATGCTTTTTGGGGCGACTGTATGGAAGCCTTGTTTGGCCCTGGCAATGAAGTACGCGACCTGTATTCCAGCCCTGAACTGCAAAAAATCTTTGCAGAGGCAATGAAGGGTTTGAGTGTTGGTTTGGGTAACTCCTACCACGAACTGCTGCACTTTGGTAAGCACCCGCTTATCATTGACGCTGACACCAATGGCACCTTTGCCGTTGATGAAGATCGTTGGGAAGACTTCTACGCCCAAATGATCGGCAGCGATGACCGCCCGAACAACTGTTCAGGTATTGTTACCCTGCTGGATGCTCTGGCAGATCAGGGCGAAGCAGGCTATGACCTGGAAATCCCTGATAGTGATATCGACGCAAACAACAACTACACCGGCGACATTATCGCCTTGTTTGAATCGCTTATCAGCAATGCGAAAACAGAGCTTCGCATCATGGCAAAGCGCGGTGTTATGTATGGCACTACCAAGCGTTTCCCGGTAATTCTGGCTACTACGCCTGAATTTAATGCCTACAAAAACTGGCTGATTGAAAATTATGGCGCCGCTACTCCTGAGCTGATCAACTATGTGCTTTTGGGTGATGACGGAAAAGGTCGATTGATGCACGGTGTACTTCATTACGAAGGTATCCCGGTAGTTGAATGGGACGAAAGCTCTTGGTTTGACGAAATCGTTGGCACTAAATGCCACCGAGTAGCCTTGGTTGCGCCTGGCACATTTGGCATTGCGTCCGATGTTCAGAACATCAAAGATGCTTGGAATCCTGGAACCGGCCTTGAAATCGTGCAGCGCCTTGGCGGTGGTACTGGCTTCATGGGTAAAATCTATATGACTACCACCCTGCGTTGGGGTACGGCACTTGCAGACAAAGATTTTTGTGTGTATGCCCGAAACCTTACACCGGACGCTTAAAGTAGCGCAGTAGGACGAATCTTTTTCTAAAATAATGCCACCGGCCTAAAAAACCGGTGGCCTCTAAAAAAATATCGCACATGGCTTGCGCACTTGACGATCTCGACAGCACCACCGGGTGCGAACAAAACGAAGGTGGGTTAACCCACTCTTACGTTGCCAAACTTGCTGATATTTCAGCTATCACTGTTACCACAGGCATCATTTCAGCTATGACAATGGCCTCTACTGGCCTATGGAAAAAGCTGACTTATGACAAGGATGAAACCAGCTACTTCAACGAAACAGGCGCCCGTAACAACGAAACCGGCCCCGTTCGGTTGACGCAAGAATCATTTATGAAGTTCGGCGGCTTGGTAAATGCGTACAAAGAGTTTTCAGACGACGCTTCGGAATGCTGCAAACTGGTATTTATTCACGTTCACACTAACGGCGCACGCCGTATCCAAGGCATTGAAATTGATACCAGTGCAACCGGCGGATTTACGGGAACAAAAATTCGTGACACCAAGATCACGCCAAACCACTTTTCAGGTACCGGAGCTGAAGAAGCCCGTTTTGAGGTGTTTGCCCGTGGTATTTCCCGCAAAGCAGCGCCTTATACCGACCTGACTGACACTGAAATCGAAGCCCTGTAATGTACCAGGTTAAACGAGCATACAGCACAAACCCGAACCTTGTTACACGGTTGCAAGGTGAAACTATCGGCCTAAACGACGAGGTTCGGGTTAATGTGCTTCCTACCAAGCAAATGCCCGGATTTGAGCGCGTAATCAGAAAGGCTACGCAATCAGACCTTAAAGCGTTGTTTGAGGCTGGAAACCCACTTATTGAAAAGGTGGATAGTATGGTGGAAATGCAGGTGGAAAAGGTGGAACCGCTCGAAAAAATAGAGCAGTTGAAAACCGAACAGCTAAAAACAGAAAAGCGGAAAAAAGAAAAACAGGATGGCGAATTGCACTGATGACAACGAAGTATTGCGCGACCCTTTCTATGACCGTGGACGGCGTAGTAAGTCTGGCAACCTGACGTTGTTTGACGTAAAAAACCCTATCCCGGACGAAATCACAGATACCGACCAGGTATCAAAGTTCTTTGAAACATATCGGTTTGTGCCGTTCGCCGGGTCCGAAAAAGGTACAGGCGACAAAACGCTTGCTTGGTACTTGATGCTGGCTAAGTTGTCCAGCACATTTTCGGCATGTGTAACAAAGCTGAAAAGCTACGTTATTGGCTCAAAGGCTAAGGTGGTTATTGCTACCGATCCTGAATACGACGTACCGGCTCCAGAGCCTAACGATTCAGAGGTTACGGCATATCTGCAAAAGCTGAAAGAGGTTGTCGAGTTTGAAGGCGGTGTAATTAGTTTTCACGAACTGATTTTTGAATCCTTCAAAAACACTGGGAACGCCTTTGCCGAATTGGTTTTAACAAATGTTAACGGCATTGTTCGAGCTAAGATCATACGACACAAAACAACAACCGTTCGCTACAAGGTAACCGAACCTGGACAGCCTAAAGTAGTGGGAATTTCGCCGGTTTGGACGGCAAAATATTTGAAGAAAAACCCGGCAAAATTGCGCCCACTGTTTCCGGTTGTTGTAAATGAAGGCGGTGTGCTATCCACAGTTTTTCACCTGAAAAATGGTGATAACGAATGGTATGGCAGACCGGATAGCGAAGGCAGCACACTAAACAAATACCGGCAGGTGCAGGATGCTGTCTACCTGATTAAGCAGGCCGCATCCAACTTTGTAGGTCAGCTTATCATTGAAGTTGAAGAAGATACGGCACCTGTAATTGATGAAGCAGACGCACAGCGTAGCGGGTTTGATTCATTCGCAGAGCGGTTTGAACAAAACTTCACGATGAAGGGAGACGACCCTCAGGCGGTACTTGTTACGTCGCGCCCGATAGGTGCCAGGCCAATGAATGTTTTTCAGGTTAAGCCAAACACAAATCAGGATTGGTATAAGGTAACGGGTGAAATTGACGAAACCAAGATCATTACATCCATGAACCTGACACGGCGTTTCATGGGTTTGGAAGTAGGAAGCGGATTAAGCGAAACGGCGTTTTTGGAAGATTATATCACTAACGTTGATCCGGTTGTCAGAAAAAACCGGGCTACGTTGATGAATTTCACAAACCGGATTCTTTCGGCTGTATGGGAGTTTGCAAACATGCCGGAAATGAATAAGTACAGCCTGGATTTTGAAAGCCCCGTTTCTCAAATGATCCAGGATTTTCAGGAAAGCAAAAAAGCAAAACAACAACAACCAACGCAAACTACCAATGCTAATAGCGCCAATTGAAGTCGTTTGGAATAGCCCTGCTGGACGGGACTACCCACTTGATAACATCTGCTTGGTGTTGGAGCAGGTCGAAGAAGAGTTCCTGAACGAGTGTTTGGGTTGTGAAATGTACGATTGGCTTATTGCAAATGTCGATGCATGGCCGGCAGATACGCCTGATTGGGTAGACGGAGAAGATTACGACACGGGCGACATGGTTACACGCGAAGGTAAACTATATGAAAGCCTGATTGATAACAACACCGTTGATCCTCAAAATGCAGACGGTACTGACTGGACTATTCCGGCAAGGTTTGGAACAAACGCATGTGCCAACGAGCTGTGGGATAACTACCTGGTAAAACTGCTGGCAAACAAGGTTTTACAAGCCACGGTAGGATTCACAACGCACAAAACAAACGCGAATGGGTTAACGGTTTTGGATAGTGGCGGCTCTTTTGATCGGCAATCATTCAGGTCTGGCAGCAAAGCGGAATTGAAGGATTATTCCAACGGACTTGACGCATTGAACGGAACGATCATTCGGAACATGAAACGGTGGGCATCAAAGAAATTATTGGATGGCGCTGTTTGCGGTGTACCGCTTTCAAGTATTCCAGGATGCGGAAACAATGGGGAAAAGTGCGCTCCATCGCTGCAAAAACGCCGGTGGGGGTTCAAAAATTAAGGCAATGAATATTGTTTTTGAGGCATTGAAAGTAGCGGCTCGCGGGTTGGTTTTGGATGAGGTACCGGCAGATGTTCAGGAAATCAGGTATCAGACTTGCCTATCCTGTGACAAGCGAAAGCCGGAAACCGATCAATGCGGAATTTGTAACTGCTTTTTGCAGCTAAAATCCGGCGCAAAGACAAACCTAAACCCGCTCAAAGGCCGAACAGAAATAACCCACTGTCCTATTGGAAAGTGGGGAGACATTGAAATTGCAAACTATTACAGGGGCATTGACGGAAAACCGGCAATCCCGCAAATTTGACAAATACCATGTTCAGAAAAATCACACCAGCGGGCGCCAATGCGAACAACCTCATTGCCCGTTACGATGCTGAAGGATGCTGCGGCGATCCTGTTGCAAAGTGCCAATACTCTATCGTAATTCCAACAGCCAACGCCGTGAACGGTATTACCATCGTTCAGGATGGCGAAAACGTGGAACTCACCACTGGATTCCCGGCGACTGGAGCTGCTAACGTTCGCGCCGCTATCCGCACGGCCTTGGAAGCAGCAGGTTACGAAAATGACGACGACGACGTTCCGGGCGTATCGAGCGAAACCAGCATGGCAAACACGATCTATCGTGTTACCGGCTCTGTTGAAGTGGTATCCATGCGCCACAACACATCTACAAATGTGAATGCGACAGCACTTTGCACTCGCATGAAAAAGTGCGTGTTTGCAATTGATTGGGGTGGTTCAGCAGGAAATACAACCGTAACAATCAATGGTGTTGATGCTACCCTTGCAAGTAAGACGCTTGCAGGAAATACGGCGGCTGATGTGCACACGGCACTTATTGCCCTGGCTAACTGGCCAACGACGGCAACTGCCGATGTGGTAGAAACCGCAACAGCGTTTGAAATCCGTGTTACGGACGTACACACAGCTACCTACGCTTTCGGAGCAACGGCGTTGACTAAAGACAATTGCGCGATGGGTTACATCGCAAGCTAAGATCATTGCCCTCCATCTTTTAATTTTTCCGCAAAACGGGGAAGCCTGCTAACGCGGGTTTCCCTCGTTTTTTTTAGCGCATGAAAAAGATACTTTACACGCTTTCTTTCATTTTTCTGTTTGCCGGAATATCCAGCGCACAGACGTACACTTTCGAATGTGTGTGCGAAAATGTGAGCGGTAGCAGGTGTGATATTTGCAACTCTGTTACACAAAGCCGGTTCTTTTGCGGATTATTGGTGAAAAAAAACGGAGCGCCGCATAAGTGGATTGACAGCCCGTACATTATCAAGTGGAACGGAAACACGGCGGTTATTCAGGAAATAATACCGGCTTCCGAAACAATCAGCATTGCAATGTCAGGAACCGAATACACGGTTTTGGATAGCTTCAAAAATGCTATTATTTGCCCTTGCATTGCGCCTGAAATTGATATCGCAGTTGATACGCCGATTATTGGAAACGGTACGCCTGGAAACCCGCTTACTATTGGTCAATTTGGAGCTGATACAAATGATGTGCTAATCTGGAACGGGCATCATTGGTATCCTGGGCAAATAAACTTCACCGGAATTAACACAGCTGATTTGCCTTACTATTTGAATGATGAGGATGCAATGGCAGACGGTTTGAGCGTTGGTGACACATATTTGCTGGATTGTGGCAATACGCTTGGTATGCCAGCCGGTGTTTACAAGGTTGTGAAAATATGCGGGTTTGATTGCATGGTTGCACTCAAATACTTCATTGATGATGAATCCGCTTTTGCAGCCGGTATCCCCAAAAAGGCTCAATATTGCGTAGATGAGGCAAACCCATACGGTATCCAAAATGGGTTTGTCAAGTTGGTTGTCCGGGATTCTATCTACACATCCGGAACGCTGGCATGTGACACCACACTTACCTACCATGATAATGATATTGATGCTTTAGGCGACGGGAAAAGCCTTGGCAATCTATATGCAATGTCCAGCACAAATACATACGGCGCACCGACCGGCATGGAGCGGGCCGTATCACAACCAAGTTCTACAATGGCAGACACTCCAACGTGCTGTTCACTGGAAAGTAATTTGCCATTTTACACGAACGACACTACTGCCGTAGGTGGTGGGCTTTCTGCCGGTAGTTGGTACTACCTGGCAAGCGGAAATACATACGGTTATCCATACAGTACAAAAAAACAGGTTCAATGAAAAACAAGATTTTTACCCTGCTTGCAGGGATTATGCTTTTTGCCACAATGGCAATTGGTCAAACAATTGTTAAGGGTTCAGGCGTACTCTACACCAACGGAGTTCCTACATTGGTGGCCACTCAATCAGCGGACGCTGAAATAGCCATAGACACGACTACCGGCTTTTGGTACGAATACAACCGGGACGCGCTGGCATGGTCGGCAGCTGGATTCAGGATTCAGCTCAGAAACCCATGCACAACGCCTACGCATACGCCTGGCGATAAGCAATCCTATGTGCTATTGGATACATGCGATAATCTGTACCGATACCTGAATGGTACATGGACGCAAATAAATTCAGGCGGCGGCGGTGGCGCTACTGACTTAGGTTATTCTGGCACATCCAGCCCGATAACCATCACAAGCTCCACGGGTGCAGATGTAACCGTTACTCAGGGTGGTATCGTTACCGTTACTGCATCCGGTTCAAATATGACCATTAGCGCAACTGAAACAGATGGATCGGTTACTAATGAAGGTCAGTTAGGTGTAGGAGCTGGTGGCGCAAACACGGCAACTATTACAACCAACACATCTGGCGGTAACCCGGTAACTGTTTCAGGCGGTGGTATCCTTGCGGTAACCGAAACGACAGGGTCTAACGGTGGAACAATTACACTAACAGCCACGGAGGTGGATGGAAGTATCACCAATGAGGGTATTCTGGGTGTAGGAGCCGGTGGGGCAAGTAGCTCAACCATAATTTCCAACACATCAGGCGCAAGCGGTGTTACGATCAACGTTGCAGGCATTAATTCAATCACAGAAACCACAAATGCAAACGGTGGAAGCATAACCATTACAGCAACAGAGGTAGATGGAAGCACAACTAACGAGCTGCAAACCATTGCAAATACATCCGACGCAACAAGTCACACGGCAACGCTAAGTAATTCTGGTGGGTCATTAAAATTGGTAGAGGGTTCAAACATTACATTAACAACTACCGGAACAAGTGGAGACGGTGTAGTAACTATTGCGGCAACAGGTAGCAGTGTAGTAGCAAATAATGGCGTATCAGATAATGAGGATAGCGGTAAAATCAGATTAGGAAACCGTTATATGAATAGCCCGGATGCACCGTTTACAATGGACAGAAAGTTGAATTTGGATGCAAACAAATTCTACATTGGTGACAACACCGATAGTACATTGCTTCAAATTGACGGTACAAATGACCGTGTAGGTATTGGAACTACAACACCAGGTAGGAAGTTGACGGTGAATGGTGAAGTCGAAATCAAAGACCTGACAACCACGGCTGCAACTATAATTGTAGGGGCAGATGGTAATGGCGTTCTTTCGGAAATTTCAGTAGGTTCAGGTCTTGACTTAACAGCAGGCGTATTGACCGCAACCGGTGGCGGTGGAGGCGGTTCTACTGACCTAAGTTACACGGGCACAAATAGCCCGATAACGCTAAACAGCTCGACAGGTACAGACGTAACCATAACCGAAGGCGGAATAATTGATATTACGGCAACCGGTACAAATATGACCATAACAGCCGCAGAGGTTGACGGTAGTGTTACAAATGAAGGTCAATTAGGCGTAGGCGCAGGAGCTGCAAATACAGCTACCATAACGACAAACACAAGCGGTGGAAACCCGGTAACGGTAGAGGCGGCAGGTATTCTTGCTGTTACGGAAACTACCGGCGCAAACGGCGGAACCATTGTACTAACTGCAACGGAAGTTGATGGAAGTGTGAGCAATGAAGGCACGCTTGGTGTTGGAGCTGGTGGCGCGTCAAGTTCAACTATTACTACCACAACGTCAGGTGGAAATCCTGTTACGATCAACGTAGCCGGCATCAACGCAATTACAGAAAGTACATCCGCAAATGGCGGTTCAATTACGATCACCGCTACCGAGGTGGATGGTAGTGTAACAAACGAGCTGCAAACACTTTCAAACACATCCAATGCGACAAGCCACACTGTTACGCTATCTAATACTGGTGGATCGGTACAATTAGTTGAAGGCTCAAATATAACTCTGACAACAACTGGGACGGCAAGCGATGGAATAGTAACCATTGCAGCAGCGGCAGAGGTTGACGGCAGTATAAGTAATGAAGGGATATTGGGTGTTGGTGCAGGCGGCGCAAATACAGCAACCATAACAACCAATACAAGTACGGGTAATGCCGTAACTGTTTCAGGTGGTGGTATTTTGGCCGTTACGGAAACGACTAGCGCCAATGGTGGAACGATTACGCTAACCGCGACAGAGGTGGATGGGAGTGTAACAAACGAACTTCAGACAATTGCAAATACAAGCAACGCAACAAGTCACACCGCTACTTTGAGTAATTCGGGTGGAAGTATTCAGTTAGTTGAAGGCACCGGCATAACAATGGCAACTACTGGAACTGGATTAGATGGGATTGTAACCATTACCAATAGTTCACCAGATCAAACCGTTACATTGACTCAGGGTGGTATTGTATCAATAACTGGAACATACCCATCTTTTACTATTTCAGCAACAGAAACAGATGGCAGTATTTCAAACGAGGGTATATTGGGCGTAGGTGCTGGAGGCGCAAACACTGCAACCATCACAACTAATACAAGCACAGGAAACGCTGTAACTGTTTCTGGTGGTGGTATCCTGGCAGTAACCGAAACAACCTCTGCCAATGGTGGCACTATCACGCTTACGGCCACGGAGGCAGATGGCAGCACAACGAACGAGTTGCAGACTATTACAAACACTTCAAACGCAACAAGTCACACGGTCACGCTATCTAATACTGGTGGATCAGTGCAATTGGTTGAAGGTTCAAATATAACACTGACAACAAGTGGTACCGGTGCAGATGGTATAGTAACCATTGCCTCTACTGGTGGCACTGGTGATATAAACCAGAATGGTAATAGTTTTGCTGCTGCTTATGTAATTGGAACAAACGACAATAATACTGTTTCATTGGAGCAAAATGGAACAACTGCCGTAACAATTGGCACAGATAAAAATATTACCGCTACTGCTTCCGTTGCTGCAACAAACAGTGCAACGGATAGATTTATAGTCCAAACAAATAGCACGGGAACGCCAGCTGCCGGTTTTGGTTCTGGAATATTTTTTAGGGGTGAAAGTAGCACGACCGATAATCGGGATATGTCCGCTATCAGATCAATTTGGGCTGATGCTACCGATGCTACCAGAGCTTCAGATTTGGCATTTTTCAATGTCAACTCTGGCATATTGGCAGAAAAATTCAGGATTACCGCTGGAGGCCATATACAAATACAGGCTGTAACAGGAACCGCTACATCCGTAATTGGTCGTTCAGCATCTGGCCTTGTTAGCCAAGTTTCTCTTGGTGCAGGTTTGACTTTAACAGGCGGCACTTTAGCCGCAGAAGATGTAAGTTCAGGAAACGAGCTGCAAACACTTTCAAACACATCCAATGCGACAAGCCACACTGTTACGCTATCTAATACTGGTGGATCGGTACAACTTGTTGAAGGATCGAACATTACGCTGACAACAACGGGGACGGGGGCAGATGGTATAGTAACCATTGCCTCTACTGGATCAGCTGATGGCAACGGTTACTATTCAGGTAATGGCGGCAATGGTGGTAACGGTACTATCCCATCACTAACAACAAGCACAATAACAAATCAGTTTACGTTGTCTCGCGCAACTGACGATGTAGGCGGATTGGTTCCTGTTCGTATTTCCGTTCCGCTTGGTAACGAGCCTGATTTTATGTCGTTCGTGAATGGTTCTGACAGTTTGCTTATTTCTAAGGGAGATCAGGAATTTGAAATTTTTGCAAACAAAACGCTGGCATTATCCAGCAATGAGTTGGTTACAATTGTTGCGGATAGTACGCAGGTACAAACTATTCCGAATGCGGTAGAAAACGAACGCACGTTACTATTAGTAAGCCCTGCTAATACCATCGTAAAAAGCGAAGGGCTTGACCCGGACATCATTAACCAAAACGGCGCTACGGTTGGACAGGTGCTGGAATGGAATGGCACAAAATGGGCGCCTGCTGCCGATGATACAGGTGGCGGCGGTGGTAATGTTGGAACGGACGTTATTTGGGATGCAAAGGGTGACCTTGCCGTTGGCACTGGTGCAAACACGGCAATTAGGCTTGCCGTTGGCAACGATAACATGCCTTTAGTGGCTGACCAAACAACAGCTACTGGTGTTCGTTGGGGTAACTTTGTGAACAGCGCAACACAATTAACTGCGGATCAAAACAATTATCAACCTACTGATTTTAACCGGTCTAGGATTGTAAATGTTTCAAGTGATTCTGAAATTAGATACATAACTGGATTTGCAGGAACTTTTGATGGTGACCAAAAAACCATTATCAACACTGGAACAAATACTATTGTTATTCCTACAAATCATACTGGTAGCTCAAGCGCACAGCGGGTTCGTGGTGAAGGTGTTTACTACTTGCATCCTGGCAATGCATTCGATATGGTTTACCAGAACTCACTATCGGGTTGGTATATATTGGATAATAGCCCACGCATAAACATTGATAAAATGTCACATTATGCAGCGTGGCAAACAGGTAGTACTACACTTGCAGATAAGGATTATTGGACAAATACTTTAACAGGTACAGGTGCGGGTATTGCTGCGACAACTGCAAATTTTGCAATCCCTGGAGGTATGAGCCTTATTACTGGTACTACTGCAACAGGCCAAAGTGTTTTTCACCAAAAAACAGTCATTGAAACGGCAACTATTGGTGACCATGAAATGATATTTGATGCGGTTGTTTCAATTCCTATTTTGTCGGATGCAACCGAAAGGTTCTCCTGTGGGATAAACATAGATAACGCACCTAATACTATGGGTGTAAATAATAACTCACTGTTTATACGTTACACTGATAACGTAAATGGTGGTAGATGGCAAGGGGTTTCAAGAAGCACAGCAGGTGTAGAGTCAACCCTTGATCTTGGTGTGACAGTTGCCGCAGCTACCTTATACAGACTAACAATTTTAATGAACAAGCAGTTAACGGCTGCGACATTTTATGTAGATGGTCAGTTTAAGGGGACAATTGCAACAAACCTTCCAGCAAACTCTACTACGGTTGGACCTCGAATAAACATGGTAAAAAGCGCTGGTTTAACTTCTCGATCGTTTACGGTGCATAGAGCACAATGGGGTGTTATTGAACGATAGTAACTAGGCAAACAATTTCAAGAAAAAATACAATGATTGTACTTTCATCAAGTGACAAACTGACCGCGCAACTTTCGGCCGATGTCACAACAAATCAGCCGGTTTGCTATGTTTCGTATTGCGACGAAATGCCAGGTCGAAACGTAATCAAAGGAAATGCTGCAACATTAGCAAATGGCACTACGCCGGTTGTTCTGGCAGGCAGTCCAATGCCTGGATTTTTCCGGGAAATCAAGTATCTGTCAGTTCAAAACGTAGACACGGCAGCAGCTCAGGTATCAATCAAATTTGACGCGAACGGTACGACATATGAGCTAACCAAGGTTACACTTGCAGCCGGGGAAAAATTGGAGTATTCCAGCGAATCAGGATTCAAAGTGCTGGCAAATTCAGGCGCCGTTAAAACGTCTTTGAATCAGGGTAATAACCCGGTAAGCTCTGAAATGAGCCGCGTGTTACTGGCAAACGACGTAGTTAACAACAACGCAATCGCAAATACTATAGCAGACGTTACGGGCCTTTCGTTTCCTGTTACATCCGGTAAGCTGTATTACTTCCGTTTTGTCATTTTTTATGATGCAGCGGCAACAACAACCGGCAGCCGTTGGGCAATAAATGGCCCGTCTGCAAGCTATTTGGCAGGCTTGTCTCGCTATGGCCTTACGGCAACCAGCGAAACGCTTAACTACTTCAATGCTTACAACATCCCGGCAGCGGCAAACGCTACAAGCGTAGGCACAACCGGAAACATCGCAATCATTGAGGGGTACATTACACCATCAGCAGCCGGCGACGTAATTGCTCGATTTGCAAGCGAAGTATCTGCCAGCGCAATCACAGCAAAGGCAGGTAGTTACGTTGAATATATCCAGCTCACCTAATGAAGGCAAGGAAGCCTACATTGGTTCTTGTTTCGCTTGTTGTGGCGAACATAATCGGCAAATGGTCGTGGGTAAAGGATACGTTAAAATCCTTTACCCCGGCTATTCGCTGGATAATCATTATTTTTGTTGCACTCATAATCTCATTTGCCTTTATTTGGTCTGTTTTTCCGGACTGGATAATGACAATAATCTGAAAAACAAAGGTCGCTTCATGACTTCACTAAAAGACCTGAGCCGGGAGTTCGTTCGCAACACGGTAGCAGCCATTATGTCGCTTATGGTAATGGCTATAATCTGGCAACAAAAGATCATATCCGACAAGGATACGACTATTGCAGAAATGAGCATCAACGCCGAAAAGCGGGAACGTGAATTGGCTATCGAAAAAGTAAACGAGGTTCGGGAACAGGTCAATATTTACAAACGACGCCTGGAAGAAATCGAGGCGGCTTTAAAAAAGAACAAAAGAAAATGAAACGACTTACCCTGCTTACGTTGTTTGTGCTGTTATGCCTGCAATTCACTTGCGGACACGCGGTAAAGGAAACAAAGCCAACGGAATGCCCACAGCCTGAAGATTCACAAATGAAGGTTGCTGTTTCGGCATTAAATAACGCGCATTGCGAGTTTTGGCAGCTATCCTACCGAATAGACAGCCTGTTATCAATTCAACCATCCGGGGGGCAATATCGCAAACCAATTGAGGCCATGCGAGCAAGTGACCCGGTTCACTATTAACCTTTTTTCATTATGTCGAATCAATTGGAAAAATCCATTTTCAGCACGAATTTTTTGGCCGTGCTTATCCTGCTTGCTACGTCGGTAGTGGGTGGAATGTCTGAAGATCAAGCTACACAAATTGCCGGGCTTTTGTCCGGTATCATTGGTGCCTTTGCCGGCGTTCGTAACTGGCTGAAAAATGCCAAACTTACAACTGGGAAAACCTGGATTGGCGACCCGAACAACTGGACATACCTCAGCGCCGTGGTTGGTGTTCTAATTCCAAAGGCTGCCGACCTGGTGCCGGCGTTGCAAGGTCTGGCAAATGCTATTGTTTCCGGGAATTGGAGTTCAATTATTACTACCGGTTTGGGCCTGCTTACACTGATTTACTACATTTTCATCAAAGGGAATGGCAGTAAACCAACGGCAAATTTGATCCTTGCTATGCTTATTGTTCCGGCCTTTGCATTTGCGGGTTGCTCTAATGAAAAGGCAGAACAGCCGGCAAACTACACCGTGCAGGCTCCGCAAATTCAGGGCGAACAGGTAGACGAAACGCATATTTGCAAAACCATTGAAACGCGAAGCGCAAACGTAAAGCGCGCCGTTGGATCGTTCGGTAAATACTGGCCAGGTAAACAGCCGGTTGTTACGGTTCGCTTCCTGCAAAAAAACGCCACACGCGAGGCGCATTTCAGACAGGCCGCACAGGATTGGCAAAATGAATCCGGAATCCAGTTCAAATACCTGAACACCGGGAAAGCTGATATTCGCGTCACGTTCAATTCAGGCGACGGTTCTTGGTCTTACGTTGGCACAGATGCCAAAGGTATCACAGGAACGAATACGGGTACGCTAAACATCGGTTGGGATGGGTACGACGTAGCAGCGCATGAAATTGGCCACGCTATCGGACTACAACACGAACAAAGTAACCCAAACAAAGGTATTTGCTGGAATGAACAGGCGGTAATTAAAGCACTATCCGGACCGCCGAATTTTTGGAGTGTAGAACAAATCAAATTCAACGTTTTTCAAAAGGCAGATCAGACAACCGTAAACGCAACCGAGTGGGACGAATACTCGATCATGCAGTATAACATCCCGGCATCGTGGACATGCGACGGTAAAGCAATTGCAGGCGGGAAAATCTTATCTGAAAAAGATCGGAAATTCATTGCGTCGGCATATCCAAAGGCCGGGCCTCAAACGTACACGATCACAGCCGAACAGCGAAACAAAATGCTCCAGGCGTGTGAGGAAATCAAAACCGTACTGCAATGAGAACGTTTTTTCTTTTTTCCGCGCTGTTATTTGCATGGGTAACAGCATCGGCGCAAATTGAAGGCAGTAGCATTATCCGGGTTCAGGTCACATCGGTTTTTGATGGGGACGGCTGCAATGTGCTTTTCCCTGAACGTACACGGGTAGAGCGTTTGCGGTTTGTTGGTATTGACGCACCGGAACGGCGCGGATACTGCCTGAAAGCGCAGCCTTATGGCAACGTGGCAGGCGACACACTACGCGCACTCATTGACAACCGATCAATCCTGATTGATACGTCGGTTTTGAAGTCTGTCAGCCGTGATGTATATGGAAGGCTATTGGTTAACGCCTACACACTTGACACGGTAAACATTCAATTTGTAATGGTTGAAAAAGGGTTGGCGTGGGCAGTTCCTACACCGGGCCTGAAAGAGCCAAAACTAAACGATGTACTTGCCTTTGAAATGAAGGCAGCAAAAGAGGAGCGGCGCGGGTTATGGAGAAGCTATGCCACACAAGACGGTAAAATTGCAAGGATTTACAAACCGTCGACGTGGCGCCGCAATTATTCAATTAAGAAGGAATAAGTAAGAAAAGGTTTCTTTTTTTCATGTGACTATGTCACAGCCTCGGCAAACGTGCCGGGGCTTTATTTTTTAACCTGAAAAATTGCAAGTATGGAAAACGCATTGAATAATCAGGAAATACCACTACACGGATCAAAGTGGTTTGATATTGTAGAATTTGTTGACCGTAGAACCTGGCAGGCATTAGGATTCAAAGCCGCTTGCCTGATTGATCCGCGTATTGTTCGCGTGTGCGACCTGATCCGCGAAAAGGCCGGCACTCCAGTATGGGTAAATAATTGGTTTCATAAAAACGGTAAATTTGATTCATCCGGATACCGGGCTGTTTGGGATAGCACAGGCGGTAGCCTTAGTCAACACCGGCGCGGATGTGCTGCGGACGTGAAAGTATTAGGGCTGAAACCTAAGCAGGTGTTTGAACTCATCATGGATAATCAAATAGAATTTGAAGTTTGCGGACTTACCACGATGGAAAACCTGAAATTCACACCGACTTGGATTCATGTCGATGTTAGGCCGCGCGTGGATGGCTGGCATCCAAAAACCGGGTTTTTGATTGTTGACCCGTAATTTCTGAAAAAATATTTTCTTGAAAAAACCGCGTTTCTGAATCATGGAGCGCGGTTTTTATTTTTTAACAAAAAAAACTGAAAAATATTTTTGTTTGCATTTGGAAATATAAATGAAATAGGTTTATCTTTGTGTATCAATTTGATTAACACACTAAAAATTAAAATCATGAACAGCAATTTAAAAGAAACCGCAAACGTCTACAACATGGAGCCAGGAACTTTCAGAGTAGACATTTTTTCTTCTACTATGTCCTTTGGCGGCTATGCCGTATCTAAGGATGGCACCTGTGTTCGCATCAACAAGAACTATAAAAGCGAGTCATACGCTCGCAAGGTTCTGAAGTCTTTTGCAGGTAAATAAAATACACCCAGGCCCATGAAACACGTGGCATTATTTTCTCACCACTAAAAAAATAAATCATGGAATTAAAATTGTTTAAAGTAGAACAAGACCCAAGAAGCGAATCGCTGCCAGATATTATTACAGAAACGCCGGTATGGTTTTCTGGCGATCAATCACAGCTTCCACAAGCTCCAGTTGGATATATGTGGGGAACTTCTGTGGAGGATGTAGAGGAAACCATCGCCACTAAAAATCGTGATGAGTTCAACGCAAGAAATCACGTACGCCTATATCAACAGTAAATCGTTAACCAACACCACCAGTGGCCAAATTTTTCACAACACACTTTCCAGTCACATGAAACACCTCGTTTGCACACTCGCCGCACAAATTAGAAAGGCCAACAAATCCAGCCAAAGCGAATCAATGCGCATGGCATGGCAGATCGTTAAACAGGAAAAAGAGCGGGTTAGCCTACTCACTTTTGAAAAGAAGGACGGAACCGTATGTAAGCGGGTTGTTTCTGCTCAATGGGAATTTTACCACAAAATCACTGGCACAGGCCGTCCGGTCAAAGAAGGTTTGAAACTATTTGCCGACATTGGTAAGCACTTCTCCGGTCTGCCTTGCATCATTTCTGCATACGAAGGGAAATTTCAAATCAACTAAAACACACTTTACAGCATATATTCTGGCTTGTACGAATAGATGTAGGTAAATGGTCATTTTTTAACAATTAAAAATCAAAACAATGCAAGTTCAAGCATCTACAATTTTGAGTTTTGTTAGTGGTCGGTTGTATTCTACCACTCCTCCAACTGAATTATTTGGCGATATGCTTTCAGAAGCAACAGGTGAAAAAAATATCGTTACACACCAATTGCCAGAACTAAAATCCAAGTTTGCAGATAAAATTTTGGCTCAATGCCCAGCAGAATTTCAAAAAATTTGCAAAAACTGGGAGCATACAGAAGACTGGCAAAAACGGGTTGATTTGGTAGATGAAAATTTTGGTACTATTCCAATTTATTATTGCGGATAACTACTTTTTACACGCAATTCACCATTTAACTAAAACACACTTTCCATGCAAAT